CTCCAGTAGTTATAGAAGCTCTCCAACTATCATAAGGTTGGTGAGAATAACTTCCTGTTCCATTTCTATAATCTTGAATTCCTACTTCATTAAGTCCTACTGGAGTTCTTAATAAAGCTCTTACATCTTTTCTGTTTTCTACGTAAGCAATTAAAGCAGAATCTACAATAGGGTCTGCAATTGCTGGTGCTGCAATTCTAAAAATATCTACAATATTGTCAAATGCGTGGATTCCGTTTCCTTGAGTAGAATCCCCTACATAATCTTGTGCTGTATAAGAAGTTGGATTAGTACCTATTAAACTAGGACTTGATATTGTTGAAAATAAAGCTACCCCTTCTGTTAAAGGAGCTTCTATCTCTACAATATTTACAAGATTAGATTTATTGTTAAATTCTATAACTGAAATATCACTTAAGGTAGTTGCATTTCCTTTAAAATCATTAAAGGTTTCAGTTAATTCCGGAAAGCCTTCTAATTCAATTACTAGTTTAAAGGTTCCAGCAATATTCAATGAAGGGGTAATACTAATTTTTAGTTTATTTCCCCAAGTCCCTAGGCTTTTGGCTTGAAAATGGTACCCTGGTTGTCCACTTCCATCTACGTCTTGATTAAACCAAGCTGCTTGTCCTTCTAATGTAGAAGCATCTGTAATATCCGTATAATGGCCTAATCGGCTTACACGTAATTTGGCACCGGATTCTAAAGCTCTCCTACAAAGTAATGGGAAAATGTTATCATTTTGCAATCCCCCAAAAATTTGAGTGAACTTAATCCACGAACCAACTAAGATAGGCTCACCAATCGGTCCTCTTTCAGTTGGCCCTACCACTCCAATAATACCTTTAATTCCGGTATTTCTTAATATCGACTGGTCTTGGATTTCAATAACAGTCTTAGCTTGTCCTGATAAGTTCATATTTATTCTATTTTTAGATTATAACTATTGTCTATAAACATATAAAACTTTTTTAACTTTAAAAAGAATTTATAGTAAAATTTATTTTTTGTATATTCGGGGAACTTCCTCCACTTGATTCACTTTCACTATCTTCTCCACTCGGAATACCCGTAATAGTTGGATTGATTTCAGTAATTTGTGGAATATTTTCTAAAATTAATTCGTTCTCTTCTAAATAAACATCTTTTACTGTATACCTAAAATAATGTTCTAACAATCCGTTCGAAGATAGATTTGAATAATTTTCTAATAATAGAAGATGATTCGAACCATTTAACATACTTAGAAAATTTTGATTTTTTAAAGTAGTAATAATCAAATCAAGCCCAATCCTTTCTGCTTTTATAGAATTTGTTATCAATCTTACTTCATATCCTAAGTCATATATTTTTGACGGGAGTTTAAATTTATTGTACGTGTTGTCTGAATTTTTTTTAAATTCAGTAACTCCAAACGAACCGATTTCACCATCAACAAAATTTATTCTATCAATTGTAATTCTTGAAGCTCTTTTTTCGTCTCTAGATTCACTATTACCTACCCCAAAAACTTCTAATAAAATTTTAGTATTATTTAAAATTGAAGTTTTGGCATTTTCAAAATCAGTCTTATTATTAAATTCAGTAATATCTGGGAACAATCCCAAGTTTACAGATTTTAACCTAAGTGCTTCAAAAATACTTCTATCTATGTTTTCTAAATTAGTCATAATAAATTGAAAAATATGTGAACTGGATTTAATTTCTTGTCAACTTCAATTTGTGCTTTTACTTCACTTAAAGTAGGTTGCCATAAAGGTCGTGCTGGGATATTCCTAGAAGGACTCCCAAATTCGTGAATTGCTGCAATATTAGCTATAGATTCTCCATCTGCATATTTAGCTTCTCTTTTTACTCCTGCATATACTTTGTCGCCTTGTACATAGGAAGTAATGGAACGGAAATATGTAGAAGACGAAACTAACGTTTTTTCTGAATAGCCTAATCTAACTTTAGCTGAAATAGTTTTTGGTTTTAAATTTTCCCAATTTAAGTCTTGTGAACTGATATGTTTTACTGCTATTCTTTCAGCTAAAAGCCCCCATCGTTTTAAAGCAATCTTCTGGGCTTTTTCCAGATTCGAATTCAGTCCATTAACTAATCTATGAACTCCTTCCCAATCTCCTATTCTTTCGCTTCGTATCATATAAATCCAGTTAAATCAATTCCAAATGAATTTTTAAAATATGCTTTCCCGTAACTTTCTAAAGTAGTATATCCTTCTATATTTTCTACAAGTCCATTCTGGTCAAAATAAGATTCACCAATTTTAGTGATTACGTGGTCCGAATTATAATATCCTACAGCTTCTGGGAATGCAAATTTTAATAATCTATAAAACTTTAAACATCCTTTAGAATAAGATTCGTATTTACCATAAGTACCATTTAATAAACTAATGTATTGTAAAACTTTAAATTTCGAGGTCCCCATTTTCATTTACATTTATTGGAATTGAACTATTTACTATAAAATCTCCATTGTCGTCTACTTCGAATGAAGTTTCCTCTTGTATGATTTGTCTACTTACTACTTCACTTAAAGGTATTTCAGTTCCATCATTTACAATTTGATTAAACTCTACATTAGAATCTTTACTAATAATTCCTTCTACAATCAATAAAACGTCTTTAGAATCTAACGGTCCATCATAATATAAATCTGAAATTCTATAAAGCTGTCCTTTCACTGAAAAATAATCCTTAGTCTGGTTCCCCTTCCATTTAAAATCTGAAGTAATTAGATTTTTACTTTCCAAATCTTCTAAATTGAAAGTTAATTTTATATCTAGATTGTCTTCAGTTCCTTGTAAATTGGGTTTAAGTTCTAAAGTTTGTCCATATTCAACTAAAGCATTTAATTCTATAGAAAAATATGATTGCTCTGTTTGGTCTTCATTCCATCTATCAAATCTACTTCCTGCGAAATGATACAATATAGGGGTTACCATAAAAGTATCGGTTACTAATTTGATAGCATCCCTGATTTGTCTCCTTTGATTATTCCCTAACAGTGCCATAATTTCTTTCTATAATTTCTAAAGTTTCTCCTGTTCCTCTACTACATCCACTATGGAATATAAAAGGGGTACCAGAATCCAAAGTTAAATAATTCAGAGAACCCGAATCATCAATATCAATCAAACATCCTAATTGTGCTGCCTTATTTATTGCATTATTTTTTAAATACCTAAATAAGGTTTCTCCGGACATTGCTAAAGTTGCATTTTCTTTTAAACTGAATGGTCCAAATTCTACTTCTACGGAACCAGCTTTTGCTTTTTTCAAAAAAGTAGTAAGTGGTTCTGTACCTGCTGTTGCATTCCCACCAGTTGCTTCTAATGCTGCTACTAATAACACTTGTAGGCTTGTTAAATCGGCTATTAGGGATTGTTCTACGATTGAATAATGTATTTCTATAGCAAATTGTTCCGTTGGCTTATTTAAGCACTTATTCAATACAGCCATTACCTCTAAAATAAAAGACGAAAGCAAATTTTGGTTCTCTAGAGTATCAGCTAAAATTGGAAGTCTATTCAATACCATTGTGTAGATTGATAGGGTTTCGTTATTATGATTAGCTGTAGATTTATCTTTTATTGTATCTGCCATAAGTTTGTAAATTAAAAAAGCCTCCTGCCTATTTTTATAGGAAGAGGCTTTTTGTTATCAAATATCAAAAACGGAAATTACTTGTTGTCTTCTGGAGCTTCTAAAAGTTCAATTAAATCGTCTTTTTTTAATCCTTCAAATGAATCTTCGTCAAATCCTTTTTCTTTCAGTAACGTTTTTAATTCGTCAACCTTCATAGATTTAAAATTTGGTTTATCATCTTCAGTTTTAGTTTCAGACTTTTCTGACTCCTTAGTTTCCACTTTCACGATAGCTCCTCCTAAAAGTCCATTTCGGATAGTATCAGTCATTTTAACTTCTACTGCTTCTTTTCCGATTACTGTAACCCCTTGTATTGAATCGTGGAAGATTGAACTAGGGTCTTTTAATTTAACTTTCATTTTCTTTCAGTTTTTAGGTTAAACTTACTCTTTGTGCTGCAAGAGCATCAAAGTGAGAAGGATATGGCTTAGCTGCCAAAGTTTGCGAACCATCAATAAGCAATCTAGCATCATTGAATAAATTAGCAAATCCGGTTACAATTGATACGTAAGTACCAGTGATTTGTCTTTCTGCAATTCTTTCTGATTCTACTCTTAAAGCAGAAGCATTAAGTTTGATTAAAGCCGAAGCTGAATCGATTAACATAATCTTGTTACCTGTTGGCATTGCTCCGTGTACCCAGTATTTTTGTGAAGCTGGAACTGGAGTTTCCAATTCTAGTTTCATTTTTTGTACTAGTCCATTGTAACCTTTGAATTCTGGTAATGCTAGAATTTTCAAAGCTGCCTCTTCTCCTGAAAGGATTCCGGTTGGGGTTTTACCAAGCAAGCCCATTTTCATCCAAGCTCTTAATAAATCCTTGTCATAAGTAATACCATTGGCTACAGTATCTACTCCTACAACTGAAATTGCATTAGAGTTATCTTTTTGGTCCCCGTTGATTAAAGTTTCGATTGCCAAAGCATCTAAAGCTAAATTCAATTGAACTCCTACATCCTGTAAATACAAAGATAAAAGATTCAAAGCAACATACTGTCTAACCTCATCTGTAATTTTCAATCCAATCGTAGATTTGAAAGTTGAAACAGATTTTTGTTGGAAGCTTACAGAACCTGTTTGAATAGTTTCTGCTTCTCCAGTTTTCTTAGGAGTTGCTTGGCTTGCATTTATACTTGGCATAATTACAGTTGGTTGAGAAACTGATTCCTCTGCTGCAATTAATGAAGGATAGATAGGATTTTTTCTTAATCCCAATTGGATTGCTCCTCTGATTACCTCTGGTGCAATCCATCTGTAACCTTCTGGAAATTCTGGCATTGTCATTAAGCTTTCTAAAGTGTGTCTTCCTGGGTCTACTCCTAAAGCTGCATATAACGTATCTGGTGAACCGTTATCTGAAGGAGCGAATCCCCATTTCTCTTTTGCATAATCTGCGAAAGATAAATCGATAGGACGTCTTTGGTCTCCCCCTGCTCTAAGTGAGTCAAGTTGTTTTACTGCCGAAGGCATTTCAAGCAAGATAGATTCTTTTACAGAAGAAAAATCTTCTTGCTTCGGTGAGTAAGTACCTTGATTTTCTGATACTTTCTTTTTTACATCGTTTGCTGATAATCTACTCATCTTGCTTATTTTTTATAAGTTGTTCTTAAAATTCCAATTTGTGCTTCAGAACCTGCTACTGTGTCTGTTAAAGCAATTGCTGTTACAAAATTCCCAGTAGCTGCTTTTGAAAATGTGTCTTGAGTAGAATCAGTAGAATCTACTGCTTCAAAACAAACTTCGTCGCCTGGTTTTACATCTACGGTTACTTTAGCACTAATCTTTGCACAAAATTGTGAAAGTACTGTAACTCGTTCCCCGGTTTTACCGCCTTTAACGATAACTCCGAATGGTCTAGTATTTTTGTCGGCAACTTTTTCCAAAGTGCCATCGTCCTTTAAGGAAACTATGTTCCCTAAAGCCAAATCTACCGAAGCCGGAAAGCCTAGAGCAAGAGCATAAGACTCTTCTAACGGCATTTTAGTTTTGGTGTTGTTACCTAATGTATTCATTCTTTAAATTTTTAAAGTTAAACTTTCTTGACTATAAACATATAAAACTTTTTGAAGTAAAAAAATTTTTTACTTATTTTTTACTGTTTTTACCTGGGAACATAGAAGGCTTGTCATACTTCGCCATTAAATCAGAGAAAGAAGCAGATTCTACTTTAGTTTCTCCTTTGTTATCATCTTCCCCATCTTCAGTACTTGAACGAAATTCTACTTTATGGCTTCCGCATTCATTACAAGTTCCAGTGAATTGTTCTGATACTGACTTACCATATTGTTTAAGCAATCCGTCTAATTGATTTGGCTTAGCAGAACTAATCAATTCGATTACAGATTCGTCTTCATTTTTACCAGCTTGAATTTTATAAAGACGAATTGCTTCATTCTTTTTAGCTTCAATAACTGACTTTCCAAAAGTAGCTTCAGTTTCTAAAGCTGCTTTTTCTGTTTCTAAGGTAGATTTTTCTGTTTTAAGCTGTTCTACTTCTGTAGTAGCTGCTCTTAAACCTTCAAAATCTGTTTTAGCTAACATTACATATTCTCCTTCTTTTACTTCAGAAGGTTTTTCAATGGCATCTCCCAAAGAATTGAATGCTTCCAATTTCTTAAAATTCTCTAAAGCTTTGTCGGCTTCCGGGTTACTTAGAGTAAGTTTAGAAAGTTGTTCGCTTTTTAATTCCTCAGATTCACCAAGCCCTAGTAATTTTCTAAGAGCTAATTCGAATTCTTTGTTCATATCGATTGAAATTAAATTATTACGATTTTTATACACTGGTTGTGGTAGTGAAAAAGAAATAGAAAATTTCCCTTCTTTTTCATACTGATTTTTTACTTTTTCTTTTTCTAAATTATAAGTAGATGATTCGTCTATATTTACTAAAGTACCATTCTCATCTAATATTTTAGCGTATGGGTCTGCACCAAGCCAAACTAATGAAGTCTCGTGGTAGTCATAAATTTCAGTAACTACTCTTCGAATCATCTTCCCGTCTGTTGGGTGAAGTGTACCTAATTTATTTTGAAATTCATAAGGGTCATCGAAACTGTGAGAAGGTACCCAATCAAATTCTACTGTAACTGAGTTTGAAAAGATTGCTTTTAGTAAAACCCCTCTAGCTATTTTAGGATTAGTCTTAGCATCTATAGCTAAAAGTCCGTTAATACCTGCAGGTACGTCTCCTTTTTTGTCTTCCCAAGTTACCTCTTCGATTATACCTGCCCAATTCATTAAGCTTGTATCGTGGTCTGTGTATACTGGTTTTCCTTTTAATTTGTCTGTAGATTGTTTTAAGATTTTAGCGTTACTAAAATCAGTAGCTTTCCAAGTACCTGCTCCAACAGTAGTAGCTGATAAAAGTCTAAAAGGTACACGAATAAAATCTTCTGGCTTTGGCATTACCTCTTCCGGAACATCTAATCCAGGATAGAAAGTATTAGGATTCCCATTTGCCCCGAAAAGTCCTAATGAAACTTTTTCTGGTACTTTAAAATATGATAGAACTTGAGGAGTGAATGGTGTACTAATACCAGAAGTTCCTAAGTTCAACATTGCCTTCTCGAAAGACAATTTAGCTCTATATTTTTTGATTGTGTTCATACTTATGGTTGCATAATAACTAAAGTTGTCTATAAACATAAACAACTTTCCATAAGTAAAAAAATTTTTCAGTTATTTTTTAAAAAAGTTTAATCTAAAAGGTCATAGAATCCTTTTCTCTCCGGGTATTTTTCTCTCAGTTTTTTCTTACCTTCCTCGGAAGATTTTAAATACTCCGCTTCCCATTTACGGGTTTCTGATTTACCAGAATCATCTATGAATGATTTTAAAAATTTATTAAGTATTGATTTCATTTTCTTTTATCCATTTTAGTGAACAGGTAAATCCAATAGTTCCTGGGAATTCTAATCTAAAATCTCCATTTGATTCTACCTTTGTTATTTTATAATCCCTTAATATTCCAAAATCGTCTAATTTAATAATAGAACCTTTTCCGTAAATTTTATTTGTTGACATTTTGATAAATTTTATTTGTTTAACAGGGCAAACTTACTTCTTTTTATTTAGATAAAAAAATTTTAATCAAACTTTAACGTTTTACAGTTATTCCAATTGTTTTACCTTCACTTTTATTAAATTCTGGATTTTATCTAAGTCTACTGAAATAATTTCATAATCAAATGAATCCCCTATAATAGTTTCAAACTCTGAATATTTCTCATATTGATTACTTTTTTCCGTATTAAATATATGGCCAATTCTAAAACCTTTAATCCCTTTATCATTTACAAATTCCATTTGCATTGAATATTCGTCTTTACTCCAGTTCCTAGAAAATTTATCTACTATTTTTTGACTAGTGGTAGCCGAATTTAACCTTAAATCAAAATTATCCGAATTCCCTATCCTTCCTTCTTTCCCAAATTTAATAACTTTCTGTTCTCTGATAGAATTATAAATCTCTTCAAATTTATCATCATTTATTCCTAAGAAAAAAGTTCCTCTTTTAACTTCTGTTTGATTAGTTCTATTATTTTCTACCAACCAGGTTAACATTCTTTTCCTAATATCTTCCTCTTCCCAGCTTCTAACTATTTTACTATCAGCTACCCAAAAATTCATAGCTTCCATAAATTTATTGGGTTTACCTTCTAAATTTACTGATTCACAATAGTCTCTAAATTCTTTTCTATTTAAAAATTCGTCATTATTAAATTTATCTAGAGTTTCCTGAGTAAGCCCATAATCTTGAAATTCTTGTGGAATTTCTAATTTAGTAATTCCAGAACCTTCAGTAATTACTTCTGAGAATACAGCTACAATCCTATCTCTGCAATTAGGGTGGTAAGGCGGAACATCTATTCCTTGTGCTTGTAATTCTGCTCCTGACTTCCCTTTTATCTCTTCTGGATTTTTGAATACTGAATTTATGAAAGGTGCATCTGATTTTACAAAATCGGGTTCGCTAGAAACTACTTTTTCAATTTTTCCTAAAGCTGTTTTTACATTAAAAGTAACCCCTTGCAATCCTCTACAATATTCGCATTGCAATCTATCTGGAATTCCTACGATTTCAAACTCTTCTATTAAAGCTTGATTCATATAGGAAACTGCAGAATAATTTCTAATTTTAGATACTGTTGTTTGGATTATCCTGTTAATTTTCCAGTCTTCCCCTTTAAGAACGTCTCCAAATTTTTCTCTAAATGCTTTTAAAGTTTCTGGGTCACGATTAGAACCTAATGGTAGATTATTCCCAATGTATTCTTTTTTAATAAAATCAGTAATTGCTTTTCTAGTATCGGTATCTTGAATAAATTTCCCTAAATATAATTCGTCTAAGCTTTTGAAATATTCAATTGCTCTGTTATCAATTACACTAAATACAGAATCTGGAACTTGTTTTTGATTGATTTGGTCTAATGATTCAAAAATAGATTTGTCACTTCTTAGTCTAGAATAAATATTAGAAATTTCTTTATTACTAACTTTTACTTGTTTATCTGTAAATCTTTTATTCCAATCTTTATACAAATGATAGAAGATTAAATCTTGAAGTTGTTCCAAACTTGGATTATCTCCTAAGTCATTTAATCCCGTTCCTATTGCTCTTACTGAATCTTCTACTGCTTGGGAATACGTTGAAAGTGTTTTTTGTAAATATCCCATTAAAAGTTTCTCATATAGGGATTCACCTTTTGCTAATTGCTCTATTTCTTTATGTAGGGGCGTATGCGAGTGAGTAGAACAAGAACATTTACTGTCTAAGCAATAATCAAATTCCTCTATTTCAGAAATATATTGCCTCCAGTTAAAGTTTTTTTTTAAAGAATCTTCTGGGTTGTCTTCATTTGAAGGAGCTGGGTCTGGTGTATTAGGTTCTAAAGTAACTTCTTGTCTTGGTCCTTCAGAATCTGCTTTCTCATATCCTACTAATTGTGCAAATTGTTCTTGACTTATGATTCCAGCTTTATAAAGTTTTTGGGCGTTATCAATCTCTTTAGAATAAGCTTCCGCATCTTTGCTTTTATCCGTTATAAGTGGTTTTTCAAAAGTAACTTTTAAAAATTCAATATTGATTCCATTAAGTCTTAAATGAAGTTTAAATAAATATTCTAAAAAGCTTGCTACTGTATCTTGATAGTTTGTAATTTGGGTTCCTAATTTTGCTAATACTACTCTTGATTGAGTTTCAGTGGTAGAAAAATTCCTTCCTAACATAGAAGGGTCTTGCTTTAATCCAGCTATTTTAATCTCAGTATTCAATTGAAATAATTCCTTTGCACCTTGTACATTGGAATTTATATTAGCCATTTCTATTTCGTGATTACCTTTAAATCCTAACATAAAGCCTTTTTTAACTGCTTTTTCTGCTTCTGGAATTTGAGAGGATAGATAACTTTTACATCTATTGTAATAAGCTTCGTCTGATTCTCCAGGTTTTTTAGCTGGAGTATTTACCATTATTTTTAAGAATCCCAAAATTCCTAATTTGCTTGTCACGTGCTTCAAATCTTCAATCATTGATTTTTCAATTGAAATGTGCTCTAATGCTGAAAGGAAGGGAGGGATTCCGTACGGTTTATCTGAATGCTTTCTTAATGCTATGTATCTATATTGGATTGGATTAAGCTCGATTAAGGTTTGTGTAGTCTTATTTTTTGTTTGTTGGTAAGGTTTATATTTAGAAATTTGTTTGTCCCAAATAAATCGAATCTTTTTAGGAGCTACTAAAACTACAGATTCTACTCCTCTTAATCCATTATTGGGTATACATTCCGCTGAAATTGCACCATTAATACAAACTTGAGTAAGTAAATCATTTATAAGTGAATTTGTACCAGACGAATAATCATACCATTTACTAGAATCCTTTCTAATTAAATCTAAAGCTTTTTTCTTTAAACTTTCCGGAGCAGAGTCCTCGAATTCTATCATATATGGGGTATTCCCTAAAGTAACTACATTTTCTACTGCATAACTTACATCTGGATTGTAGATAGCTAATTTTTCAATAACCTTCAAAAGTTCTACTTCAAAATCTGGCAATGAAGCACCTAATTCTGAAAGTAAAGAACTAAAACTTACTGTATCATCTTCACTTTCAGAGGAACGCTTGCTTTGAAGCGGTAATTTTCCTATGTTTTCTTTTTTAAACCAGTTATCCCAAAACGCCATAATTAGGTAAGCTACTATTTGTGTCCATAAACTTAATCAAATTTTTCAAAAAGGAAAATCATCTTCTGAATTATTTTCGATTTCTGGGGAAAAATATTCAACTTCTGGTAAATCTTCCGGATTAAAATCATCTGGAACTTGGTCTTGGAAATAAGGAACAAATCTTCTACGAACATTTTCACTACATTCCAAAATCCTTATATTATCTATTTCGTAACCTCTGTTTGGATTTATTCTATCAATATGGAATTTCCCTTTATTACGTCCCTTCTTTTCTAAATATCCTGATTCATTTACAAAGCTTTCAAATTCATCAATTGTAATAGTGAAAATCTTTCCCCTACGCTTTGCATTTTGTTTTAGATTAGAATAACTATATTGGATTGGATTTCGTATTGCCTCAATTTGTTTACGGTGTTTATGGCAATACTTTTTACCGTTTGCAGGCTTATTCTTACAATACAAAATACAGCAAATCCCTTTAATAGGTTTTGCTGTATCTATTTTGAATCCATATTGATTGGTTTCTACCATTAAAATACAATATCCGAAAATTTAGTTTCAGTAATTTGTTTGATAGAATAATCAACTTGATATTCCTTAGCTAAAGTTCTAATGGTCTTTACAGCATCTTCTACTTCTGAAGCATCTATTAGCCAAGTAGTAGTTACTTTTTTAGTAGAACCGTTTTCTCTTTCGTGCAAAAATTCTACTTTAGAATTATAGAATTTAATGTTTTCGTCTTCACCATAGTTCTCTTCAAATCCCTGTGTTGGGATTCTAGATATATTTATTTTGGAAAGATTACTAACTTCTGCATTTTTAAGTGCGTGAGTTTCGATATATGAAGCTATTTTAGTTTCTGCATCTGTATAACTGATTGCAGGTACTAAAAGTTCCATTGATTTTTTTACATTCATTGATTCATTCGCACTTGTCTGAATCAAAACATAATGGTCTATTTTTACTTTGAAAAATTCGTTCATTTTTATATTTATTTAAGGTTACAAATTTAATTCTTTTTTGGAAAACATTTATCATAAATCTCAGAATCTAATTCTTTCAATTATTTTGTTAATTCAACTATTTCCAAATCTATTTTATCTCGCTCATCAAGTAGATTCAATTTTCTTTCTAAAAGTAAATTCCAATCATTTCGCATTTGAGTTACTGTAGGAGTTTGATTTCCTACAGTTTTACAACTAAATGGTCGTTCTTGAGAGTTTGCCATAATTCATACATTGCGATTACATCATACATTGCATCGTGAGCATTTTCTAGTTTGATATTAAATACTTCCACTATTTTAGAAAGCTTAAAGCTTTCTACGTCTTGTCTTACATCAAGTAGAACATATCCTACTAATGTGTGAATATCTATAAAATTCTGGTAGAACCAACTTCCAAAGTATTTGTCTTTATTTCTATCGAACCATTTTCTAAGAAATAAATCATCAAATCTAGCATTATAAGCTATCAATTGAAGTTTATCTTTCGAATCGAATTTATTTACGTGGTCTCCTAGCATTTCTAAGAACATTTTAAAAACGGATTCTTGAGTATCGAATTCCTCCAAATCTTCTACAGTAAGATTATTCAGTTCTAATGCTTCCGGAGAAATTTCTACATCTCCTGGATTCATATAGAAGTCAAAATCTTCTACAATTTTACCATCTATTTCTATCCTTCCGGCTATTTGCCAGATTCCGTGTTTTGTAGCATCCAATCCTGTGGTCTCTACATCAAAAAATAATAACTTTGCCATTTTATCTTGGTTTATTGTTAACTTGTTTTATTTTAAAGTAATTCCTAAATTCATTATATACTGATTGCTTTTCTGCTTCTCCAAATTGTCCAAACTCTTCTAAAAACATTAGTAAGCTTTCTGGACTGAATACAAAAAGTTCTCTTCCAATGGTTTCAGTTCCATCCGTTTCCATTAAAGTTCCTTCTACTTCTTTTATAGGAATTACTGAATTGATTTTCTCCCCAAGTTCATTATTCATTCTCCTTTCCATATCTTGGCACATCATTTCGTATACCTCATCTGTGGTTTGCTTATGCAAATCCTTACTTCTTTTATATTGTTGTCTAAAAAGACTTTTAAAGAAGATTTCTCTAAAGTTGCTCATCATTAAGTTCATTTGAAAATTCTAAAATTGTGTCATACATAAAAATAAGTCGTTCGGTATCTTCCTTATAGTCAATACCATTTTCAGATTCGTGCCATTGTTCGTGTCTAAGATTCTGATATTCTTTTCTTGCTTCAATATCTTTGTCCAAATCAGCTACAAATTTTTTAAATTTCTTAGCTACTATAAGTCTGGTTGCTGCCATTAGTTTAAAGTAAGTTTAAAAAGTTCTACACATTTTTGAAAATCATTTACGTATTTTAAATCCATATTATTGAATTTAGCTATTGTACGTAATTGTGGAAGTGCTGTACTCAGTTTCATTTTCGATAAATCTGGAAGTACTACTGGAAATATTTGTGCTTTCATTTAATTAAAATTTATTAGCAAATATAAATCTTTTTATTTAGATAAAAAAAATAATTAAAAAAATTTTTCATTTTTTATAGAAAAATAATTTTTGTTCTGGTCTTAGGTAAAATCCATCCTTAATTCCTTCTAGAAATGCTGCATTTTTAGGATTCTGTAATTTCATAGGTTGTGTAGTCAAATTTTCAAAATCTTTTTCAATAGCCGATTGCAATTCAAGTGCTGTAGAAGTCAATATAAGCCCAGAAGTTTCTATTTGTTTACAATCTTCTATACTATCTTTTAAGATTTGGTTGTAGAATCCTGTAATTACTCCCTCATAGTAAGATTTTTTAAATTCACTTTCATTCATTACAACTCCGTCTTTTATCAGTCTATCAAAATTATTAAGTATATAGGCACGTTCGAATTTTCTACTTAATCCTTTTTTTACATTCTCTAAGTAAGTTGAATATCTAGCTCTTCTAAGTGCTCTGTATTTTTTAAGGAGGATTCTAAAAAATTCTATAACAAGCTCACGATATTCTTTTTTCCCATACACATACAAATACATTCCAATCAATACAGATTTTCCCTTTACTTCTGACTTATAACTTGAATAATCTTTTTCAGCTATTACTTTACAAAAATATTTTTCTGAAAGTAATTGCATTATACTCCAAGGCCAGTGTAATATATCTTCACATTCTCCTTGTGTATATCTTATTACATCGCGTTCTACTGGATTATTTTCCTCGAAGCAATGGTTTTCTAATTTATATTGTTTGATTAGCTTATTCGCCATAGATACAGCTACTAAGACTTCATTCTCAGTAGCTGCAGAATCTCTAGCCATTGCCATTAACTTTTTGATTCTCTCTATAATTTTATTCCCCTTCATCTCCAATCATTTTAGTGTTGTGGTCTGTTTTTCCATCCTTGATTCCTTCTTGAAAAGCTTCCTCACTGTAGATAACTGTATTTCCTAGCTTATTGGATTCTTTTATTTTATTTTGGAATAATTCTGGTAACCTTAATGCTATCAATTCGTCGTGTCTTTTTACAATCAATCCCCAAGTATTTCTATCTGATTCAATTTGTAAAAGTTCGCTTTGTTGGGATTTCAAATAAGCTTTTATCCCTTTGATTGTACCAGCTAAATAAGAGGTTACCCAAGTTGGCTTTGCTGTCATTTGTCTAATTCCTTGGAAATATTGTACTGTAATTCCTTTGGTATCAAGCCCCATTGCTTTTAATTCAGCAACGAGTTCATTTTTTCTTTTTACTTGATATTCCTTGTATCGGATTTCTGAAAGTGTAAGGAATTTCTCTACAGTAGTTTCGTAAAGTTCTTTTACAACCATTCTATTTTCCTCCGTACCTACTATTGAAAGTCTTACTGCTTTTGTATCTTTCCAATTAGGTGCATCAAAATCATAATTCGTTCCGTGGTATATTTTGCAATTGTAAAAATTTGCGATTGTGTCAAGTAACTCCCATTCAAAATTAGTGGATTTGTATTTGAAAGATTTCCAAAGTTGTGAAAAGATTACTTCCTTATTTATATCTGAAGGGTGGATTTGAATATCTCCCTCCTGAATATTATGTTCCATCATTAGCTTCTGAGCCATCTTCATACAGATTTCTACTTCGTTTTCTGCTGAAGCTGGGTCTTTCGCCTTAGCTAACATCTTTCTGATTCTTGAAAGTATTTTATTGTCTACTGATTCCATATTTAATCGTGATATACAAGTGAAATTGAATTATTTGAAATTGGACAGATAGGCATTGGAACCTTAGCAGTTCTTAATGATTTTTCTAAATTCTTTTTTTGAATTTCGGATAAATTAGAAAGGTCTACATTCAAATAAACTCTATAATATAGTTTTGATTCTCCTATTAAAGATTTATCTACAAAAGTATTTTCCTCTGGATTGATTACTCCTACTTTATATTTAGCTAACGCTGGTATAATATAAAAATTCAAATCATCTATAAATTTCTGATTTTTTTCTTTTGCAAAGTTAATAGTTGTATTTAACTCTTCTTGCATTTTTGCGATTTGTTGTTCTAATCTAGTCATTTGAATAATATTTGATTGTTTAACGAGGCAAATATACATCTTTTTATTTAGATAAAAATAATTCCATAGAAAATTTTCAAACTTTAACGTTTTACAACTGTATTTTTATACATTCAATTCCGGCTTTCCTTAAGAATTCTAATCCTGTAGTGTCTCTGTACTCTTCTAAATAGAAAACTTTTATGATTCCAGATTGGTAAATCAATTTAGCACATTCTGTACACGGACTTAATGTTACATATAATGTAGAACCTTCCGAATCTTGATTGCTTTTTGCTATTTTAGCAATAGCATTAGTTTCGGCGTGTAATACATACCATTTAGTTGTTCCATCATCTAATTCGCAAGCATTTTCGAATCCTCTTGGCGTGCCATTGTACCCATCAGATATAATAGTTTTGTCTTTTACTAATAAACAACCTACCTTTCTCCTTTCACAGTGAGACATATTAGCCCATTCCTGAGCCATTTTCATATAAGCAATATCGAATTTATTTATTTCCATTACTTTAGGATTTTAAAACTTCTAACTCCGGAACGAATTACTGTACTTCCCCTATGTAAATCTCCTTCGTCTAATACAAAACATTTACAAGAAGCATTATAGCTCATATCGTAATAGTAAAAAGCTTCTTTTTGCCCGTTTGCATAGGTAACTTCAATTTGAGTTTCTACCGGTTTATCCCGTCTACAAGAAATAAATAAAAATGCTAATAAAGCAATTGCTAAAATTTTGATTACTGTTTTCATTATTTAAAAAGTTTACTTAATAATTTACCTAATATTCTATTTTTCAATCTGGGTAGAATCTTTCCCTTTTGTACAGCATTTATATCTCCTAATATTTTTGCTGTTGTGTATAATGCACTTCTAAATTTTCTCATTTAAGGATTTTATTAAATTATCTAAATGTTCTTTTTGCTTATGTTCAGTAATTTCCCCATTGAATTGTACAAACATAAACCAATCCCCTTGTGGATTAAAAATTACCCAGTGATTAGCATCTCCTTGTTCTTTATAACTGTATCGCATTTTAAAAGTCGTCTATATTTCTAAATTGTTCTGGATTACCTAATGTAAGTGCTGTTTTTACCCATTCACGCAATCTTTTATCTTCGGGAACTAATCCAGAATTATGAATAGCCATTAAATATCCTCTGCATACGTGGATAGCTTTTGTTCTAACGAATCTTTCCAATCCTTCTCTTGTAATATCTACATCATCGGGAACTGAATTGATACACGGCATATAAAAGTCCGTTATCATAAGTTCTGGTATATCTGCTGGATTGATATAACCTTTGAAGTCGATTACTTTAGTACTTTTTTTGAATGGGCATTGCTTACAGTACCCGCATTTTATTTGTTCCATATTAGATAGTATTAAGAAATAGGCTTATATTCCTTTCGGATTACAGTGTCTATTTTGGTTTCCAATTCGGTTAAATAAGTAGACTTCATTACTCCTTCTACTCCATAAGCATTTTCTACTATCTCTTCACAATATTTAAGTAAGTTGTTTGCTGCTTCTTTAAATCCTTCGTGAAATTCTCCCTCCCCTCCTACCTCGTCTATTGCATTTATCAATATGGAAGACCTTACTACTAATTTGTGAGTAGCTCTTGCCATTGCTAAAGGAGTCTTTTTTACTTTACTTGACATACTAATGATTATTTAACGGGGCAAATATAAATCTTTTTATTTAGATAAAAAAATATTTTACAAAAAAAATCCAAAGAATTTTAAGTTCTTTGGATTCTTAATGGTTTTTATATTCTTATTAGCAGTTGTTCCGGCAATAATTCCTAAAATTGTACTTTATATCTGGACTTTGGTAAGTAATAAATTTGTCCGGATAGCTGTTTTGTACATTGGCAGGGTTAAAATAGTTTGTCGGTTGAAATGTTTGTAATATAATAGTCAAATGGGTTTGCCTTTCCAGTACGATAGGCTTAATTTGAAATACTTCTACTACTTGAATTTCTTTTACAGTTTCTACTGCACTAATTTTGAATGTGTCCTCTGTTTTGCTAAAACAGCTTTTATCCTTAGTTTCTGTCACTCCTGTGGCAGCGTAACTAATCGAGAATCCGATAAAAGCCAAAAACATAAAAATGAATCGCTTCATAAGTTAAAAAATTTAAGTTAAACAATAATGCAAATATATAAAAATTCTATTTACGTTCTATCTTTTTAAGCATCTTTTCAGTAGTTGGTTTCGGACAACTTTCTGTTGGTGCTAAATATGGATTAAAATCCTTAATCAATTGGGTAGAATATCCTAGACTACATCCTTGATTTATTAATGCTTTACAGCCCTTACAATTTATTTTAGACTTCATATAAATGGTATACTAATGATTCGTATTCTAATGTTCCCCTATGAATTGCTTTATCTGGAATTTCACTTCCAGTAAAGTAGATTTGTAAAGTCAAATCATTTACTGCTTCCTTATTTGGCAATGTAGGCTTTTCTACCCATACTGTTGCTCTTCCATCTTGTACTCCAAAATGAACTACTTTACTTCTTACTGGAATTGATTCTATTGTAAGTCCAGAACCGTGTCCCAATCTTGTTTGATACTTGTGTACTGTCTTCATACGTTGAAAAATATCCCTATTAAAAATCTAACTATGAAGTAAACTACTGCAAGGATTAAAAATCCCCATTGTATTTTACCTATTGTGCTGAGTTTGTTTTTTGATTTCATTGGTTCTAGATTAAATAGTTGAACTGCTTCGTGAAAATTGATTACATCCCTTTCCTGTTTACCAGTAAGGTTTAAGCTTCTAGGGATTACTTTCCCTTTATGAACTTTTGAATAGATTCCATTTATGAAATATCTATTTCCTCCTACGTGCTTTATAGTCATCTTTGAATTTTTTGATTATTACTTTTCTATTCTCTTCTGTATTTTCTAATTCCATTTCTTTTAGGATTCTGGTAACTAACATTCCTCTTCCTAATTCGGATAACTTGTCCCAGTTCTTTCTATTGTTAAATATTAAGAATCTGTGTCTAAGTTCTACTGTTCCTGCATCTTTTCTTTCTTTTCTACGTTCCATATTGATTCGTATTGATTAAATTTATGTTGCCGGATAGGTCTTACCATTGGTTCTGTTTTGAAATACAATAGTAAGCATTTTTCTTTAATATGATTATAACTTTCAACAAACTCGAATCCTGTAAGTTCGTTGTTGTCAATTCTTTGCTTTATTCTTTGGTGGTACGGGTACATTTTACTTCTCTAATAAATATTCAGTCATATAAAATTGAAGCGCAGTTTGTATCTGGTCTGTTTTCAAATACTCTTCTAATACTTGTTTTGGGACTTCCATTCCGAACCATTCTGTAACTTTAAATCCCATTTTACTGGAAGTTACATCAGTGCAATATCCTGTAGTACCATCATAATTAAAAGCGTGCTCTAAAGGAAAACCCAATTCAGTTACATAATATCCTTCGTAATAAGCTATATTTGCAGCATAAGCCATCAATATGGAATTCTTATAACATTCCTTAGCATTTACAGGGAAAGGAGTTTTCTCCCATAAGGTTACACATTTAGTGAATAATGTTCCCCTACTTCTTAATAGTTGAAAATATTCCTTCTGCTTTTCTGAAGTGAGTTCTATTAATTGGTCTAGATATTCGATTGTAGTCATTACTTTTTAAGGATTTTATATTTTTTTAAAATTGCAAGAACTTGTTCTCTTAGAAAATCATTAAATAATATCCATTCCTTTGAATCATTATACATTACTATATCTTTCTCGTTATAATTTAAGTGGCCGTGGCAAACCGAACCGAAATACTCTATAGAATCCTGTCTGTTACAATAAATATTCCAGGTTTCTTTAGTAAAACTAAATTCCAATTCTATTTTAGATTTACCTATTCTAACTAATATTATTTCTTGATTTGTTGACATTTTAAATATTTTTTGATTGTTTAACAGAGCAAACTTACTTCTTTTTATTTAGATAAAAAAATTTATTTACAAAAAAATGAAACTTTAACGGTTTCATTTTTCATTATATACTACGTATATAAGATTTTTAGGCCATTAGTGGTACAGCGAAGTCATATCGGCTTCTATAACCTTTTCTCATCCAATTCCAATAAGCCATACAGTCTGCTAAGTTTGGCGAACCTCCTAATCTTTGTTTGATTTTATCTTTTTTCTCTATAGCTATTGAATTCTCACGGAGTTCAAATCTAATAGTTACTAATTCCTTTTTTAACTTCTTAATTGTATCAATTGGAATTTCATTGGAAATAGTTACTTTCCCTTTTCTAAAATCTTCTCTAAGTTCCCAATACATTTGTGCTCTTAGGTTTAAGAACTTATACATTGGATTGTCTTCATTGTCTTTTGGTATAACTTCCTCCCAAGGTTTATCTCCTCCACCTAAGCTTGTAACTTGAAAACCTAGATTTGTAAATGTATTGACTGTTGAAGCACCTACCCCTACACTATCTATACCGACATTACTAGCAACTATTTCCATTTGTTCAAGTGTATCTATGGGATATTCTAAAATAAGTTCTAATTCGCGCTTATTTAAGTCCTCGTGGCTTAAGAAGTCTCGGATTGCATACACTCCCCTAGTTTTCACATCTTCTCTAATCTTTTGGATTTGTCTTTTATCATAAAGTAAGTTGTAAGCAATATCTGAAGCTGAAGGGCAATTAAATTCAATCAATTTTACTAATTCAGAACCCTTGCCGTATGCTAATGCTGCCTCATCCCCATTTGCCGAATTAGCAACGTCTACACCTAAAGCATTATAGTAGGTTATATCATCTTCGATTGTTGCCCCTATAGCCATTTCAATCCAATCAAGTTTAATCAATGAATTGGAACTTTGCTTAGGAGTGATTCCTCGTACCCTTGAATTAAATAATGGGGAGCCTTCTCCATATTTACTTCTCCTTCTTTCGATACTTGGTATTGATACTGCTCCAGGAAAGATTTCTTTCTGAAGTACAACATTCGGATAGTCATAAGCAGATAGTCTAAAATCCAATACTTCCAATTGTGCACCGAATTGTGCAAGTTCGTCCAATTCATTATCTGGGTTACCTACTGCTACAATAATGTTATTGCTACCAGTACAAGTATTTTGGAATGCAGTCATTACAGCGGAGTTCATTCCTGGAGTTTCCTCTGTAATGATTAGCATATTTTCTCTGTGGAACCCTTGTGCTTTTGTAGCTGATTGTTCGTCTGCACCAACTCCAGCTACGAATCCTACTGCTTGCCATCCTTCGTATTCATTCTTTCCTTCTTGGCCAATGGTAAGTTTTAATGAAGTCAATGTAGCTTCTGGACGTATTGCTTTGAATTTATTAAATACCTTCCCTATCTCACTCCATAAGTGAAGCTTAAGTTGTGGTTCCTTTGGTGCTGAGGTTACTACTAATGAATCTGGGAAGCAATCTAAAAACCAAAGTACTAATCTTGATAGGAAATAAGTTTTAGAAGTACCTGTTGCAGCGGATATTGCTACCCATTGCTTTTCTGCTACTGCTTCCCAAGCTTGTTTAAGTGGTGAAGGACTTCCGTCCCATTTATGATTCTTATATTCTGGGAATTGCTCCCAATCAAAGTTTTTAGAATCTTCTTGAAAACGCTCTGAAAGCCAAGCTAAAGGATTTTTTTGATAGTACTTTAGTTTGGCTCTCTTTAATTGCTCTTCTAGTAATAGTCTGTGATTCAGTTTTTCAATTTCATTCATTTGTTTGGAACTTTCGTACTTCTAAATATTACTAACTGATTTAACTTTTCACAATGAACTCTTTTAGCTTTCATTGTTTTAGTGGATTCGTCTACTAGCTTTTTATCAATTGCCTTTTGAACAGTAGTCTTTGGGATTTGAAGTTGGCTAGCACAATCATTGATAGAAGTAAAAGTTTGAATAAGTTCCATTGTATTGGAATATACGTAGATTGTTCTAGCTTGCTTCATACTACTTATTTTGGTATTTGTTTATTTCTGCAAGTAACTCTTCGTCGGTCATTTTACTAAGTCCCGTTACCTTCATATCAATCTGTTGTACATCAAGTCCATTTAGCTTGTCTAACTCCTTCTGGGCTAACCTTACATTCTCCCAACTTCCCTTTTCCCGACAGTTACGAATAAAAGTTTCCCATCGCTCCTTACTTTTCTCTAACAATTCACTTTTAGTAAGTTCTTGGGCATTTTGAACCTTTTTCTCTTCAGTTACTTCTTTAAGAAGTTTACTGATTCTGTTCTGTGGAATGTTAAACCATTGATACTCATCACTTCCATCAAATCCTCCATTTTGTAAATAATGTTTTATCTGAAATAAATTGAATCCCCATACGTGATAATCGTATATTAGGGTTTTAATTCTATTTATATCATTCTTAGTTGGTTTTTTTAATTCACCCATAACTATATATTTTGCTATTTAGGTCGTAAAAGTACAAATTCTACGGTATTTATGATAAAAACCTTTTAATTTTAATCAATTACCTTGGCTTTCTTGCCTTCTATCTGTTCCCTTATGTTCTCTCCCCATCCATTCATACCGTTTCTGGCTGTGAATGTTTTATTGTCATCTGATACATCAAATAATATACAGAACTTTCCGTTGAAGTCTACTTCTATTTGGTTGTTCTTTATATCTTCTGTGTTTATCTCTCTGGTCTCTTGGTTGAATTTAAGTTTCATATAGTGGGAACATTTTTAAATTTACTTTGAATTTTTAGTTTTCTTTAAGTAAAGATTTCTCAAATAAAATTTTTCTAAGTAATTTCTCATTTAATTCATTACTGAATAATCTTATATAAGGACCTTTCCCAGAATACCCTTTCATATATCCTACTCCAGATTCTGAAATAACTAATAATAATTCCCCGGAAGGATTTACTAAAAGGGGATATTCAATAAGTGAATTTCCATTATAACATTTCAAATTAAAAGATTCTAATAATTTATAGAATTCTAACTCTTCTCCTGATATTAAACTAATATACCAAAAAACATTAGTATAAAGTAATTTATCTATTCTATAATTAAAGGGTTGTTGATTTAAGTCTTCTTTAAACATACTTGTGGTTTTAATATCAAACTTCCCTTTACGTAATGTAAAAGGAAGCTTTCCAATTTCTAATACTTCTACGTCTTCGTCCCTAAAGGTCTTCATTTGGAATTATTGCAATTACGTCTGCTTCACGCATTACTAACAAATGTTGCTTTTCTACTTCAATTTCATTTCCTGCGAACTTTCCATATAGGATTGTATCTCCTTCTTTTAATTCAACACATTTTATACCTGCTGCTATTACTTTGCCTTTCTTAGGCTTTTCTTTAGCACTGTCCGGAATGATTATCCCTCCCTTTGTTATTGACTGCCCTTCTATTGGTTCTACTAGAACTCGGTCTTGCAATGGTTTTACTTTCATATCTCTTGTTTATTACTTTGATTGATTTGTTCTGTTGAATATTACTGTTAAACCTTCTAAGCATTTTTACTTTTACAGTTTTCGCAGTTACCGTCGCATTTTCTTACTTCGAATCTTCTTACCTCTGCATTAGGGAACATTTTCAATAGTTCTTTTATTGGCTCTGGTAAATCTTCCTCTTGCTCTTCTGGTTTTACAACTTCTGGTTGTTTTACTTCCATTTGGTTTATTGCAATCTGTGTATTGATTGATAGAAGTTTTACTTTTTTCTTTTCTAACAATATTTGAATTGCTTCGAATGTAGTCAAATCTGGGAATTGACTTTTTAATTTTTGGATTTTCTTTCCGTTCATTACTTTATAATTTGAGTTAACTTTTCGTATGATTTTTCTGCTTCCATTGCTTTTGCTTTTGCATTAGCTGTATTTGTCAATACTTGCTCTAATACAAAATCTCTAATTTCGTGAAGTACACTTGGTAATTCTGAATAGTGGAAGCTTATTAATAGATTATTTTTTATCTCTTGTAATGTTGCTTCCCTTTTACTTTGATATTCAGCTGAGCATTCAATTGGTTTTTGAAGTTCATTTTCTACTGCTTTTTCTAAAAGCTCTTTAAAATTTATTTCCATTATTTCTGTTTTAAAATATAATCTGGGTATCTTACCTCTTCAAATGAACGTATTCTAATACAAGGTACTGCATTTGGAATTACTTTTCTCGTGCAATCTGAAACTAAAATACAGTTATCATCTTCTATTACTCCTAAGTGAAAATCTATTATTGCTGGATGATTTATAATCGTTCCATCTTCTAAGATTTCTGAAGGTACTGAAATTTCATTTTGCTTTCTACTCCACGTTACTACTGTACCTTTAGAAGCATTTCTTGGGTCAAATGGTAAAAATTCAAAATCAGATTCAAGTTGTTGTACCCATTTAACTTTGGATTTTATTCCTGCCCTTTTAAAAGCATAAGTCAAACAAGTTTCTTTCTTGTCTACTCTAGTTCTATGTAATTTTTTAACTTCCATTTTCTCCGAACTTATATTTCCTTTCCCATCTGAATAGTAATAATGCGCCATTTAGATTCATTTAAAAAGGGACTTACTAAAAACTGCTGAGTGAAACATCAGTCCCAATGTTTGCTATCAAAGCCAACTGAATAACTTATTGTCGTATACTTCGTAAAGTTCCCTAACTCATTTATTGCTTTGCTGCTTTGTACTATAAAGAAGATTCGAACTTCAATCCTGGGTCCCCTATTTGCTATTACTAGCCATCTTAGTTCTCCTGTGCACCATTACACCATATAGCTCCCCAAGTTTCGAACCTTGGATTATGAAAACCGCTAAGTCTTCATTTTTGTGGGGGTAGATAGGACTTGAACCTATAAGGATTGTTTTCTGCTCTGTGGAACCCCGTCACTTATATAGCTTCTTTCTCACTAATGGTCAAGATTTGCCCACCTCGGCGAGGATTACTCTCCATATACCCGTCGATATACTTGTTTACCAATTTCAACACTCCCCCAAATTTATAAAACCTTTAGGTCACATCGCCCAGTTTTCATTCTATCGCTAAATAGACGTTCTAGTTGCTCCTACTTGCGTTTTCAGACTTGGCTAAAACTCTTCTGCTGTCACTGCTAAAGGTTTATATTTCAATGAACTTCTTTATATAATTTTGATAGGGCAAATATACGATATTTTTATTTAGATAAAAATAAAAATATAAAAATTTTTAAACTAATTTGAATTTTTTTTCTGTTTTAGAATTTTCTAATCCGATTCTAGTTTCTATAATGTGATTACAAACGTCCTCACAAAGTGAATCAAAATCTGAATT